GTGGCAAGGAAGAAAACGACTTGTCGTACATCATGCGACTTCGTAACTCTTACTTACTGCAACAGGACGTTAACTAATGCTCGAAGAAGAATGGTGGAAGTTACTGGGTGATCACACTCGTCAATCACCTATTGTAGCTGCACAAGTAGTTCAAGCTGCAGCACCTAAACCTACTAAGGTTCAAACAGACATACCATTCACTGCAATCGGCCAAGGCATAGGTGCTGCGATTGGTTTTACCGCGTATGTCTGGACTTACCCTATCGTCTGGATTGACGGTCCTCTTCCTATTGTCGACACTCTTTGGATCGGCGGCTTAGCAATGGCTACTGCACGTGGAGCAAAGATGGGTAGAGAAGCAGGAAGAAAATTAGACACTATTGAAGAGGTATTACTATGACTGATGAAAAACCAATTGAAGAATCGAAAACCGCAACTCGAATTGAACGTTTTGCTCAGTGGCTTATGTCACGTGAAGAACGACGTGGAGAGAAAGAAACAAACCTTGACACCTTAGTCAAACTAAACGTGTTGGTGTCCTTTCTCACTCTCGCTATGGTCGGTGGCGTCGATGCTGTCAGAGCAGCTGTAATGTTCATTCCTTACTTTTAGGCGCACGACACTTGTCACGATTCCAAAACATATCCCGACATCGGGCCTTGTTAGTATTACATCTTGAACACCGCCATTCACTGACGACACCCAACAACTTGTTTGGGTTGTAACTAATGTTCCAGTATGTGTTGCAATTGCCACATGCTAAGCCGACAACCGGCGATGGAGCTACTGGCAAACTCATAGGATGGCCACAGTCGCATTTGTACGTCGCACTCATTCTCCCACCCCAGTCTCAATCCAAGTCATGTCGCTTAAAACGGCTTTAACTTGCAAGTTCATTTCATGCAGTTTAATTACCATGTGAATCAACTCTGTCTTTGTCATGTTGTTTAGAAAGTTTACAATGCCAACGTTCATTCAAACGCCTCCAGAGTAGGGCAGTCAAGGGTCCAGTGATCGCCAATCATTCCACAGTTGCGACATGTCGCATGCTTGAACGTCTTCTTCTTCACTTCAACCTTCACTTTGCGTTCCGGTTGATGCTTCAAAAGTTGTTCACGAACCCATCCCGAGAAGTTATCCATGCGTTTGGCTACGATTGCTGACCGCTCACAGAGCGATATTGTCTTGTTGACCATGTTTACCGGAGGAAGCACTCCTATATCAATGCGTATGTACTCAATACGCATGCTGTCAGTAGCATATCAGCCTCCGGTAATTACCGGTTGAACTGACAGGCTACATAAGGTTTGAGTGCTAAAATCGGCTTCAGACGGAGACCTATGCAGGCATAGGTACTCCTTGAAGCCTGTTTTACTCGCTTCGCTCGTTAGAAGATGAGGTGCAGTGTGGAATGCAAAGTGGGTTTACTTTATACACCGTCGATAATGTCGTATGGTTGGTTGGGGAGAGCCGGCCCGACGTTTAATTGACCGAAACAACTCCCCGACCACCCATGAGATGATACAATGGCAACAAAAAAGACAAGCATGTTTACCCTAACTGAACGAGTGACAATTAGCGCAGCAAATACGGCAACTTTTGCATCCATTGATCTTGGTAGTTATGTTGACGTCGGTGATCGTCAAGCACTTCAAATTCATTCAGTTGACTTCATCCATCAAGGAACTACAGCGGTTGAAAACTTCCCTCAAGCAACGTTGGCTAATCCTGGAGCAATTATGTGCCAAATGACCGACTTAAACCGTGGAGGACTTGTATTCTGTAACGATCGTGCTCTTGTTGCTTCTTCACAACTAGCTTATGACACGGATGGTTTCTTGGCCAACACTGCGGATATTTACCCAGACAACTACGGAAAGGGATCAGACGATGGACGATTTGTCGTCAATGACGAATTGTATATTTCTGCACTTACAACTCAACTTGCCGCAAACAAAGCGGTGAACATTACCGTTCGAGTCAACGCTTCGATCGTCACTCTATCATCAAAGGACTTCATGGCCATCGCAATCCAATCGACTGCTGCTGATAACTGAGGTGTTTACCTTGGTTAAAGTTGAAGGAACTCTGGATGAATTGAAAGCATTGTTTGTAGATGCTGCAAAGAAGGAAGCAAAGTCTACCGCACGTCGTGCTGGTAAAGCAGCGGTTAAGAAAACCGTTAAGGCTGCTAAGCGTGCTCCATCTGCATACAACAAGCACATGAAGAAAGAACTTGCACGTCTGAAGAAGAAACATCCTAAGACTCCTCATAACACATTGTTCAAGAGAGCTGCAAAGTCTTGGAAAGGATCGAAGAAGAAAGGTGGTAAGAAATGAGTCGTACAGTGATGTTTGACAAAGTAATGCGAGGAGGCTCGTTTACCTATACTGCAGCAGGGACAACGTGGAGTAGCGATGGGCCTTGGAGTTACATTGATTCCAACGTACTTTACAGCCAAGATGAAATTGATATTGGCGGCATGACTACTACTCAAGAGGAAACATTCTATCCTGAAGCAGCTACAATTCAAAACTCTCCATTCTATACAGTACCCGGGGTTGTTCCAAGAGATCCCGGAGACCCTGCTTCAACACTGGTCCCGTATGGTGCATTATTTGAGTACGTCTTAATTACTGAAAGTCCTTTCAAAGTAGACAAGTGGGTGGCAGACCAAACTTACACAGGCGATGGAACATCATGGATTCCTGTTTACAGCTGCCCCGGTATTGACCCACGACGTACAACCGATCAAGCTACAACACTTGGTTTTGAAAACATCCTTTACGGTCGTGTTCAAATGATCGTTCACAATTCTTCCTTGCCACAACAAGCAGGCGTTGTTTATTCAACGAATGAGTTTGGATCAATGACACCAACCGCTTCAGACCGATTGTATGTTACCCGATTTGTTGTTATTCAACCTCTTGGTGGCCAATCCATTCCTAACGGCTCGGGTATTCAATTACCACACATGAGAGTTGTCCTAGTTGGAAGTGGCAAGGAAGAAAACGACTTGTCGTACATCATGCGACTTCGTAACTCTTACTTACTGCAACAGGACGTTAACTAATGCTCGAAGAAGAATGGTGGAAGTTACTGGGTGATCACACTCGTCAATCA